AAGTCGCAAGAACAACCGTTCAACGAATTTATGAGATTGCCAGGAAGAAAATAGCAGATGCACTCATTGATGGATATCCGCTTAAAATTGAAGGTGGAGATTTCAAAATCTGTGATGGTCAGAGCAGTAATTGTGGACTTGGGGGATGTTACAAGCAGGAGCTTCATCAAAAATATGCAGCAGAAAAAGGAGAAGGAGTTGGCTGACCGGGAAGCGGCTGTGACACGGTCAGAGCTGATGGCGCAGGCGAAGAATACGCTGGCAGAAAAGAAGCTTCCTGCAGGGCTCGCAGGGGTGTTAAATTACACAGACGCAGATTCCTGCAATCAATCCATTTTAGCTGTGGAAAAGGCATTTCAGGAGGCGGTACAGGCTGCGGTGGAAGAACGCTTAAAAGGTGGAAATCCACCTAAAAAAGCACCTCAGGGGGATCCGATGGAAGAGCTGGAAAAAGAAATTTATAACGCTATGAAAGGATGATGTGAATTATGGCAATCAATACACTTGCAACTGCAACTTTATTTCAGACCAATTTGGACAAGATTGCGATCCAGGACGCTGTTACAGGCTGGATGGATGCAAATGCCGGGCAGGCAATCTACAATGGTGGTGCAGAGGTAAAAATCCCCAAGATGACAGTACAGGGAATGGCGAACTATGACCGTGACAAAGGCTATGTTCAGGGCGGCGTGACGCTGGAATACGAGACCCGGAAAATGACTCAGGACCGTGGCCGCAAGTTCCAGCTGGATGCAATGGATGTGAACGAAAACAATTTTGTGACAACGGCATCCTCTGTTATGGGAGCATTCCAGAGAGAACATGTAATCCCGGAGATTGACGCATACCGCCTGTCAGCCCTTGCTACGCAGGCCATTGGATACCAGAGCGGGGCTTTGGTTGAGTATGACTATACTCCGGCAGAGGGAACTGTGCTCCGCAAGATTAAAGAGGGAATCAGGGCGGTCCGGGATAATGGATACAACGGCCCTCTGGTGATTCATGCAATTTCAGAAGTAACAATGGAACTGGAAATTGCCCTGCAGTTGACTTTGCAAAAGGCGGAATCAATACCAAGGTTCCGGCTGTAGACGGCGTACCGATCATTGAAACTCCGGCTAACCGTATGTACACCACCATTAAGATCAACGATGGAACAACTGAAGGACAGGAAAAAGGCGGATACGAGAAGGGAGAATCGGCAAAGCAGATCAATTTTATAGTCCTTCCCAGAACCACCCCTATTGCGATCACCAAGCAGGATAAAATGAAAATCTTTAGCCCGGATAAAAACCAGGACGCAGATGCATGGAAAATGAATTACCGCCGGTTCCATGATATCTGGGTATTGGATAATCGGTTAAATTCCATCTGGGTGAACATTAAGGAGGCAAAAGGCTGATGAGATACATCCGAGGAAACGTTGAGAGAGAGGCAGGGACGAAAGAAATGTGCTCCCGTCTGGAAGCGGAAGGATATAAAAAAGTTATTTTAGAACAGCAGCCGGAAGGGCAGCTGCCTGAGGAAGAAACGATCCCATTGGAGCAGATGAGCGCGGCACAGCTGAAGCAATATGCAAAAGGCAAGGGAATCGAGGGAGTGAACAGCCTTACAAAGGCGGAACTTCTGGCGGTATTGAAGGAAGTGGATTAAATGGACCAGCTTGCATGGTTAAGTAAGATGACAGGGGAGAGCGATGATGAATTGCTCTCCCTTCTCTTATCGGATGCAGAGGAATTTGTGCTGGGCTATACAAACCGCAGCGAGGTACTTCCGGAACTAAAGAAAACCATCCGGGATCTGGCTCTGATTGCTTATAACCGCATGGGGACAGAAGGGGAGACCGGACGGAGCGGAGGCGGGGAATCGTATACGTTTGATGCCGCCCCGAAACAGGTCTATGATGTGCTGAACCGGTACCGTCTGGCAAGAGTAGGAGGCAAAAGATATGAGGCTAAAATGCAGTAGGGTGAGACAGTTTTACCACAGGGCAGCCGTTCCTAAAAAGGATCCGGAAGGAAGCTCATATATGGAATATGCCCCGACAGATACGTTCCGGGCGGAGGAATGGCCGGGAGGCGGAAAGCTCCAGGCCGAGAGGTATGGACAGCGGCTGTCAAATATACGGAACCTTCGGATTGACGGCAGGTACAGGGAGATATCTGATTCCGGAAAGGTGTGTTACCAGATAGAAGGAGGCCCGATGATTTCTGCGGATGATGGTATTTGTTTTAATGTACCGGGAAGCCAGGAGCCAGATTACCGTATAGTGGCTATTTACCCTTATCGCTTCCTCACACTGGAGGTAGAAAAACTATGATCGAAGGCCACAAGGAATTAGGACGGAAATTTGCGACGTTGGAGCAGATTGCAGACCAGCAGATGGAGAGAATTGTAAAAAATCAGCTGAAGCACGTACAGGCAGCGGCGAAACTGCTCTGCCCGGTAAGCCAGGGGGAGCTAAGGAACAGCATCCGGTCCAGTGTCCAGCGTGTGGATGACCGGGTTGTAGGGGCGGTATATACCAACAAAGCATATGCCCCGTATGTGGAATTTGGTACTGGCCCAAAGGGAGAGGCAGACCATGCCGGGATTTCCCCTGCCGTTTCCCCGGCTTACAGCCAGTCTCCCTGGTGGATCCATGAAAGCCAGATAGACAAAGAAACGGCAGAGCGGTACCACTGGTTCTATCTGGATACGCCGAATGGACGTTTCTACCAGTGTACGGGCCAGCCGGCACAGCCCTTTATGTATCCGGCCCTGAAAGATAATGAGGAACGTATTGTGCGCAATATGCAGAACCATATTGCGAGAGAACTGAGAAAGGAAAGCAAATGATTAACGTAAAAGATCAGGTATATCAGGCCCTGCTTGCAGTATCGAAGAATGTAACGGACTGTTACCCGAAAAACTGGGAGCAGGATCTTGCGATTCAGTATATGGAGGAAGATAACCGGGTGATTGAGTACACGGATATGAAAGAGCAGAAGGCGTATGTGCGGTACCGGATTGACATCTGGAACAGGAAAAGTACTTCCGCTGCTGCCGTAGCTGTGGATGCCGCAATCGCTGTGCTGGGATTAAAGAGGACGCAGTGCCAGGATGTGGATGATCCCAGCGGAATGAAGCATAAGCAGATGAGATACGAGATGATTATTGATGTGGAGACCGGACAGGTCTACCATATGGCATAAGAAATGAGGTGAAATGTATGCTGGCAAACGGATCAAAACTGGGATACAAAAAGAAAGATTCTGAGGAAGAGTATAAAGACCTTCCCGGCCTGAAGGAAATCCCGGAAATGGGTATTGAGCCTGAAAAGGTGCAGAATACCTGCCTTACGGATAAAGTTCATCAGTATGAGAATGGGATCGGTGATGCGGGGGATCTGACTTACAAATTCAAATATGACAATTCAAAGGCAGACTGCCCATACCGTGTTATGAGGGCCGCCCAAAATTCCGGGGAAGTGCTGTCATTCAAGGAAACACTGCTTGATGGTACGGAAACTGAATTTGACGGGCAGGTTTCGGTCAAGAGGACCGGAGGCGGAGTAAATGGCGTGATTGAGTTCAATTTGTCAATTTCGCTGCAGAGTGATTTAAAAGTAACTGATCCGGTATAAAAGAAAGAGGAGGAAACGCAATATGTCACAGTTATTTGGTATGGATGAGGAACTGGAGAACGAAGGCAAAAACAAGGTAGAAACCA